TCTTGCATTTGCGCTCTGCGGTCTTGTGACTTTTCGATGATTTCTTTTAGCTCATCTTCCTCGACTGCTCGACCATTGGATAGTTTATACAGCTTTACGGGTTTATATTTTCGATAGTAATAATGATTAATGGTGATACCGTCTTTATCGGCCCATTTAAAATTGCCGTCTTTAGAGTTGGTTTCTACAGCCGCAGCAACTTCGGATTTGGAGGCAAACACTTTGCTGTCTTTGTCGCCGGTAATATCTTCTTCGATTTCTTCGCCATAGATTTCTTTGAATTTCTGACGACTCATGCGAGAAAGGTAGCCGCAATGCATCCCGTCAATTTTATTGGGGTGCTCTGCGCTAACATCCCACCAGGCCAGAGTAGGGTCTTTTAATGGTCTGTAAACGATTTGCTGGTCAAAGCTGTCTTCGTGCTGATAATCAGTGTCGATACAAAAAGCGCCATAGCCGCCGACAAAAGCCTGTTTAGCTGCATTTTGATAAACTGCTTTTGCGTCAGTAGAAAGCATGATGTCTTTTGTAACAATTTGTCTAATCTGCGCGGTTTCTTCATCGCAATTCCCGGTAGGAACGATTTCAATCTGCGGCGTGTTTTGCTGCTGCTCACCTAAAAGAGTGTTTACCAAGGTTGCCAGCTTATTAAACTGTAACGGTACTTTACGAAAGCTCTTCAGCATATCGTCTTCGTCGTCTGTCCACTGTCTGCCGAGCGTGAAATTAGTAATAGCGTGATACTGAACATTATTGGCATTAAAGTAAGCCCGCCATTTTTCACATAATGTGCGAACCTTTTCGGCAAACTCTTTTGATTTCTTGGCCATGGTGAATCCTTATGTGAACATTCCAGCGGACTTTTTAGGCAAAAAGTTGGGTGTATGGGCGCTTGATGTTAGATAATCACCCACAATAAAAGTCAAAGCTAGCGCGTCTGCGGAGTCCGGTGATAGCATTCCGCGCTTTTTTAAATCTTCTTTAGATTCTATCTGAAGTCTGCCTGAGCTGTCGAACTTATAGCCTAAAGAGGTTAGGTCGCCGTGCAGCTCGTCAGAGTCGGGTATTTGTACAGGCATTTCTTGCGCAAACCACTCTCGCATATCGTGCCAAAGCTCTGCGCGCAGGTTTCTGAATTCATCTTTGGAATTTGGAGAGCGAGCAACGTTTACACCCTCAACGCATTCGTATCCAAGCTCAAGAAGTCTGTCTACAATGCCCGCGCCGATGCCGATGCAGTCTATGCAGACTTTTGCGGGGCGCTCTCTATCTATAATTCTTCTAACGAGCCCGACGATTTCCATTGTGTTTAATTTGTAATGCGTTTCAAGTTGGTAAGCTAATCTTCCTTTGCGCCTTATAATAGCTGTACGGTCATTTCCAGATATTGCAGGGTCAACCCCGATGACGAGGGGGGATTCTGAATTTACGTTTGCTTTACGCGCTCTCAGCACAAGATTAGGCTTGATGAATACGTCGCCAAGTGGGTTTCTAAAAGCCTCGTCAGCATTCATTGGGTATTCTTTCTGAAACCTTTCTAACGCGGTGTCGTGGTCGTGGCTGAATTCTAATAACTTACGTCTGCGCCAGTACAGATGTTCGACAGTGAGTCCGTCATGGCCGTAGGTGTCTAAATAGTCCTGCTCTTCGTCTGTTAAAGAAACAATGGTGTTTGGTTGTGGGTCAGATTTATAGTCATCATCCCAATACCATGGGATGAAGATAGCTTGAAAGTCTGATTGTCCAGATTTTGCAGATACCCATACACTATGAAAATAGTTGTTAATCCCATCCGCAGTCGACTCTAAAATTATTTCTGTTCCAGGTTTGTTACTTACGGCCTGCAAAACACCAGCGGCATGACTCTCTGCGTTTGGCCAGTATGCAACCTCTGAGCCGTGAAATAGATGAATTGTTTTTGAGCGACCTGCGGATTTATTACCAGCGGTTGCCACGCTAAATCCGGAATCCAGGAAATCGAATTTTAATTTCTTTGCGCTTTTGGTGTCGGCGTGCGGTATTACTCCTGGCCAATTTTCTTGCATCTTGTCGTAGAAGTTTTTAGTCATCCCGAAAAGGTTGTCGGTTGCCTCGGCTTCATGTGTAAGAATAAAAGCTTGAACCCCTGGCTTTGTTACGGCCTTGTGAAAGAAGCGCCCCTCTGTGTATGTAGAGCAGCCGCCTTGTCGTCCTTTAACGATTATAGCTCTTACGTAGCCAACAGCTTTTAATTGTTCCTCTAGTCGTCTATGCAAATAATGCTGAGCGCGTTTAAATTTAAACGGAATCTGGCCAGCTTCTTTTGTTGAGATTGATAAAAAGGTTTCCGCAAAAGTAGGGAAGTCATCGATGATTTCTTGTAATTCGTCATCCGTCATGAATTACTTATCTTTTATGCGTTTTGAAAGCTTTTCAATAAGTGATTCTTCGTGTTCTTTTTGCTCTTCGCCGAGATTGCCGTAAATTTTAGGCACTAATTTTGAGGCATGCCATTTGCGAGCATCGATGCGAAGCTTGGAACGCTGAACATGTTCACCGTTTAATTTCCATCCGGCAGATTTCTGATCGTCCGGTAACGTTTCCATCCAATCATTGGTTGCATCGTCTGCAATATCCATAACTTCTTCAGCTAAAAGTTGCGCTTGTGCTGCTTTTGCTTGCATATATTGAACGGAAAAGTCAGTGTACTTAAATCGCCATTCGTTAATTGTGTCTTTGTTTGGGAGTTCGGGATACATTTCGCACAAACGTTTTTGACCAAAAGTATGTTTGGCGGTTAGTTCACAGATTCTATTTGCTATTTCTTGATTAAAAATGGTCGGCCTTCCCATTTTTGATTTTTCATTTTCTGACATTTCGCTCTCCTTATGTGCCGAGAGCGCCCGAAGACGCTCTCTTAACTACATTTGCGCTAGGCAAATAAGCTTATCGTGGCCCTTTTTGAGTATTACGTTTAGCGCCGCTGCTATGACCATCTGCTTTGCCGGGATCGCAGTAGTTTGGCTGCATGCGATTTTGTTCAGCAACACGTTTACCGTATTGTGAACTTACGCCGTTGTAATGTGAATTATCGCCTGGGCTGTTGGTGTAGTCTTTAACTTCACTCATTTGGAATTTCCTTTTGCAAAAGTAAATTAACTATTGACACTGTAACACGCGGCTAACTCAGGTTTCAAACGGGGAGTGGTTATAGAATAATCGGTTAAGTAACTTACATAGAGGCAGTAGCTTTTCGACAAGCTGTTTGTCAGTGATTCGGCCTTCGTACCAGTAACCCATGTCTCTACTAACGCCATGTTCCGTATTTAGCTCATCGCCAATGGCTTGGAGCAGCATTATTTTATCCTCATGGTCACTCATAAAATCCAGATAGCATTTCATTTTTCACCTGTTACAAAATTATTATCACTGTCAGATTATTTTACACAAAAATTACTTATAGTAATTGACACGTAATTACGTCTGACGTAATATGACCACATAACGACGACCATGGTGGTCGCAAAGGAGAGAAAATGAAAACATTAAACCTTGGCAACAACGAACAAATTAGCCGTGGCGTAATTAAACAAGAAGACGGTACATATTTAGCCCTCTGCTTCACAAGAAGCAAAGTGTTCAAAACAGAAAAAGCAGCAAAACGATTTTTGGGAATTAAATAAAATGATCGCAATATTCAACAAGAAAAACATTTTCGGCAAAGACACTCTATACCCTGGCAACGAAGCTGCAGAAACGATTTGCAGCATTTTAAAATTTAAAACTATGCCCTATCACTACATTCATGATTTTACTAAGTTAGGAATTGAGATTCACATTGAAGGCGACAAGCCAGAAATATTTAAGGCGGTATAATGAACGCAGCAGAAGCACGAGCATTGGCAAACCTAGAATGCCAAGAAGAATTACTAAAAACTTTAGACACCATAAAATCACAAGCTTTAACTGGTCGACTTTCTTGTGTATTTGCATATTTAAAAGACGGAACAGTTAATAGTCTAATAGATATGGGGTACTGGGTTATGGATTCAGATAACGAAAGAATGAAAGTTTATTGGGGTATGGAAAGAAAATGAAATCACTTGGGCAGCTAGCAGAAGATCTAGCAACAATTCGAAAAAAAGTTTCAATATTTGAGAATGGCATAAAATTTCAAATGAATGACGATGGATTAGAGCTGATTAAAGAAATAAACAATGATTTAACTGAAATAAGAAAAAAGATAGTCGACTTCAAAGATTCTCTTTCAAAAGAAAAAGAAGTAATGATTAAAATTTTTAACGCTATGAGAGGCTCAGAATGGTAGAAGAATACACCGACATGTACGACAAACCCGAACGACTGCCCCAAGAACAAGACAAAATGCAGGACGACGAAGGGACGTGGTATTTTGAGGATGGGCAATGGTGGCTGGAATGAAATTTTCAACGTATTGCAAAATGATTACAAAAGCTACTGAGCAACAAAACAAACCGTTTATAGAAGTTATTGATTATTTAATAAAAATCAGCGATCAAATCAACGAATTAGAAGAGAAAATAGCAAAACTTGAGCAAAAATTAGAAATGGTAGAAAAGTACGCATTAGAATGAGAAAAATAAAGAATGAAAGTATTAAACGACCAAAAAGACAAAAAACAAGAAATGCATTTTAGCTTAAACCAATCAGAGAGCGCAGGTGATATCAATCTGTTCATTGCAAATAAAGACGGTGAAAACTCTGTATTGATTGCTTGGATTTGTCGCCATAGCGGAAAACTATCACTTAGACTTGAAGCGCGCGCATCTTTGGTAGCAAACAATTATGATATTGAAAATCTAAAATTCGACCGTCGCGGTTGCTTGGAAATTGAACAATGAAAGAAATTTGGTACTACACTTCAGACGGTGGTTACATGCCTTCTTCCTCTCGATTCCCCCGAGCGCTAGACTTTAAAAGAATAGCGCTTGAGGCCAGAGGGATTTACAAAACAACAGGACTAAAAGTTAAAGTCATTTTAAAACAAAACGCAAATGAGCGGGATATAACCAATTGGGTAAAACGGGAAATAGCATGAGAATATTTAAAGAACATCAATCTGATAAAAAAGAAATGGTATTAAAGCTTTTTAACCGTGGCACTCATATTGAATTAGGATGCACCGACGAAAAAGGCACCATGGTTATTTGCTTGATTTCATTTTGGGGTAGCATAGCCACATCAAAAGGTGGAACAAAATCTGTTTTGGATAGATTAGGTTATGACACTGAAAGCTTAGAATTTGACGAGCATGGCGCGCTAAAGGTTGTGTGCGACCAAGAAAGATTTAAATCTTAATAATTTTCGCACCTCATGTATTTTCTAACAATATCAAGCGCTTCTTCTGCTCCGTATGCCACATAAAACGCATACCCCCTACTCCTAAACCTCATCCCTCTCGCTAATTGCGCGGGGGATGTCACAGGTTTTGAGCCACCATAGACCATGGATTTTTTCATTTCAATTGCCAGACCATGCCATTTTCCTGCGGGATAATATAAAAAATAATCTGGGAAACCATTTTTTTGACCTTGTCTTTGCAGAATTGCGCGCTCGACTTTCCCGCGCGTTCCTCCGCACTCGTGCCTTTCTATATCTTCGATTAGGTCTGGATACTGCCTGCAAAATGCTTCGTAAAAAACAATGCATTCTTCAGACTCATAATTAATCCGTTTTTTTCTTGCTTTCGTGCTTGCTGTTTTCCATCTCATGACATATCTTAGCACAGCTAACCAATCGCCGTGGTTAACTCCACATGTCAAAACTGGCGATTGATACTACGCGTGGTTTTCATCCTTTCCATGCTACTCAAAAAAGGGTACTAAATTAAAGAATGCCGTGAAGCGGAGTACGATTTAATAGTCACGGGTGAGTAATCTCCGCGCTAATTATGGAATGGTAACTCAGTGGTAGAGTGCCGGACAGTGGGTCTGGAAGTCGCCGGTTCGATTCCGGTTCATTCAAGCGTGCATATCTTAAAGATAATCTCCACAAGATACCCTGGCAGATATGCATGCGCCTTTAATGTATAGATAATGTCGATTCCGTATACATATAATAAAAACGTGTATACAAAATGGCGAAAAATGAACATAAGATATCCATATTGCAACTTTAAGACAACGTATTACAGAGCGGGTTATATCCTTAGATGCATGGAGATAGTTGATATTCCAACAGGTCTTTCGGAGTCATGGACAAACCCAGACAACCAAACGGTATCTCATCACAAAATTGAGAGACGGCTTATAGATAACCTTGTGAAGAAAATTAACGATCATCTTTCAGCCGGTAACAAAACGTAACCGACTCAATCCTTCTTTCCAAAACACCAACTAAAACATCCCGCTCGCCGTTTTTTTGTCTTTTCGACTTTTTTATCGTCACTCGCTAATTTAGTCTCATCAAT